GAATGAACTCCAAATAGTTTCTTTTCTTTCAATTCAAAACCATATTTTAAGAATAGTTGTTCAATTATATTATTATCAACGTAATAAGTATGTTCTGTGTTTAATACATGAAAAATATTTTCCTCAATGTATTTTTCAAGATTTGGAAATGTTAAAAATATATTTTCAATATTTTTATTTTTTTCTATTTTTTCAATAATTTCTAAAGGATTATAAAAGTGTTCAAACACATGAGACATTATAAGAGTGTTAGAATCTATTGACGTATCATCAACATTTTCATAAAAATCATTTATTACTATTTTATTTTCATAATTACCAAAATAACTAGGTTCAATAATACAATAATCTGTTTTTAAATTATCAATAATTAAATCAGATAAAATTCCTTTAGAACTTCCAATTTCCAAAATTCCTTTGATTTCATCTTTATACTTTAAAATTAAATCAAGTTTACTTTGATGCATATTGTGCATCGTAGATCCAGTTCCATCCGCATGATTGATTCTATAAATTTCTTCTACATCTCCAAGATATTTAATTTGTGATGTTCCACATTCGCCACACTTCAATACATTATATGGTATTGAGTGAAAAGTATCTGAATTAATATCATTCTCTACGGCATAGTGAGCCACATAATTATTATAATTATTTTCAAATAAATGATCTGATAATTTAGATCCACAGAAAACGCAATTTGTTCTTACTTTATAATTCATACAGATACTTTCATTTTAAAAATTCTTTATTTTCTCTAACAATAGAATCATATAAATTTGATTTACTATTAGGAGTTCTCTCAAGTCTTTCAGTAAAATTGTTTTTCATTTCGTAAAATAATCTTTTTTATATATGTATGAATGCCAATCAGTAATATCAAAAAACTTTTGCCAATACTGATAGGTCTTTAAATCGTTGGGTGTTCCCCAACAAATATAGTTATCAATCTCAAAATTCTTTACTTTATACCCCAAACGAATTGCTTCATTAAGCATACTATCAACATAAAACTCACCATTAGTTCTAACATCATTCTTGTAAAGTGATTGCAATGACTCAGTAAATACTTCTTTTGAACGGAAGAACATTGTCCCAGTAATTGCAAACTCCTCAACGGGATTAGTTCCTTTGAAATCTTTTACATCAACACTAGAAACATTACCATCTTCATCACAGTTTACCCATGAATATGCATTTGGTTGAAGTTGACTGGTATAATTATTTCTATAGGTCCATACTATTATATCATTACTTTCATCATTTACCAACTTTAAGAACTTATCTGCATCATAAAAGACACCATTATCGCAAGCAGAAACAAGAATAGACTCATCACCACAATGTTCTACAATCTTCTCTGTAGTGCAAGCCTGCCCTTCTAGTACCTCATCAATCCATACAACATCATCACCAGGTGCTTGGTGTCCTTTCAAACAAGCATAGATGGTTCTGTCAGTCTTGGGAAGACAACGCACTGCTTGCTCAACCATATTCTTCCCATTCACAGGAATGAAAGGTTTAGGAGCAGTATACCCCTCCTTTGAAAATCTACTACCAGCACCTGCCATGGGAAGTGCAAGAGTGCAGTTATCCAATTTAACTTCCTTCTGTCCCTCTAGTGCTTTGCGATAATAATCAGACCAACTATTATATACATCTAGATCGTGTGGTGTTCCCCACTGAAGCATATGTGGAACTTCAAAGACTGTATTGTACAGTCCATCACGAATCATCAAGTTATAAATTAAACTTACATAATATTCACCATTGATGTTGATATCTTCATCCATCAACTGCTTGAAATACCTTTTAACATAACTACCTTTTTTAAAGTAGTAGTTACCAGCAGAAGCAAACTCAGACATCTTATCATCTGTAAATGGTTGCTTCTCTCTAACCTCTAAAATCTTTTCATCTTCAGTCCGACAAAAAGCATAGTTATCGCTACCAAGCATATGAGGATGAAATCCTGTATAACAAATTACAGATCCATCACACTCAGTAGATTCAGCATGTTCCTTAAACTTCTCATAATCCCATTTGATAGAGAAATCACAATAATTAACAATTACAGGTTCATCATCTTCAATACAATCCAATACCTGAAGAACGGTATAAACCGGACCAAGTTTATGAGGTTCTACAACACGAATAGTAGAACCTTCTGTAAGTTTTTGAAGTAAAAGTTCGACAGCAATGGTTTCATCATGATGCTTTTTATTTAAAATACATACAAATTCAGTATCTTTAGGATACAAATCAATAATATGTTCGATGACAGTCTTGCCATCCACTTCAATTAGATACTTTGGAATATTATATCCAGCAGCAATAAATCTATTGCTCATTCCTGACATTGGGATTATTACTTTCATTTCATTTTTCTACAAAATTAAAGGTGTTTAGTTTTGGGTTTAAATACATGTCCAAAAAAGCATTACTTTCAGAAAAAGAAGTGCAAATTCTAGGAGGTTCTGTTCTAGAGTATGTATGCAAATTTATAGGAACTTTTTTCATAAGATTTTTATATTGCAAATGATAAGCCATCAATGAAATAGAATTTTCTATTAAATGAACTTCTTTCGCCTGCTCCATAATTTTTATAGTATTAAAAATATTATTTGAAATATTACTAACATTTACAACATACAAATCTTTATCACCAATTAAACTCTTATCTATTACATTTTTAGAATTATCTCCCAAAACAACATATTCATCTGGCAAATTTAGTTGTTCGAAAAATTTATTTTCTTCATCATAGTTTCTCTCATAATGAAATTTTTCAGTTCTATATTCTTTGGGTATTCCCATAGAAACATAAAAAGCATCAGAGTTATTAAAAAGTACTTTCTTAGATTTTTCTGTTAGTGAAGAATTATTTTTTATTCGTATATAACAATCATCATCAATTTCATTTATGGGTAGATTAAATTTTTTTCCAATTTTATTATACCTATCATAATAATTGGAGTATTCAGAATAATCTCTTCGCTCTTGATTCCAAATTTGAAGGTTCACAAAATCATCTTCTGGTTCAATATTAATTTGCGAAAAATTTCTACATACTATTAAATTTGGTAAATCTGAAAATAATTTTTTTAAAGTGGAAGATTGATCCTGATAAATTACAAAATGCACTTCATCATATTTTTCACAAAGATATCTAACCATACCATTTAGTGAAATTAAATCTCCAACTCCATCGAAGGGACTGAAAAACAATCTCTTAAACTTCTTCATTTTGATGCAAACCTTTTATTTTACAATTATACTAAAAAAGGACGACTCGCGCAAGCCGTCCTCATTAGGTCTTTACATGCACGCCACTTGCTCTTTGACTAGAAGCAAGAAACTAGGCGGGGTTGCCCCATCCGCACCAACGGCATTTTAGAGATGCCGTAAACTCCGAGGGTCATTTGACCATCCCGACCAGGGTTTTTTACATGTCTCCATCATGGGCATATTGGGGATGACTCCACCAGTTCTTTTAGAGACTCTCCGTGTCTTCATCATCGTCCTTGATGTAACAAGGAACCATATCAGGGTCCAACCACTTGGTGTACTCAAAATCTTCCATAGCAGTCATGAGTTGCATCTCATTATCACAGAGATACATATCACGGTAGCGTCCAGTATAGGAATCTACTTTTTGAATGCGGCAATCAGGTTTTCCATTGATTTCCAACTTACCAACCTGAACATAACGATAAGGAAACTGCTCCATAAGAACAGTGGGTTTTTTGACAACTTGCATTATGCAACCTCAATAGTTTGAAGGTCTTGATAGAGATAATCCATCAGCATTTCATAGTCATCAAGGGGATCTCCAGAAAACACGACGCCCTCATTTTCATAATAGCGACGCACTTTCTTATAAAGTTTCGGACTCTTTACATCAAGGTAGATATCCCCGTTAGCAGCAGAACGCAGAGTGCTAACATCTTTCTTGAATTTTTCGATCAGAGACATTGTTGTGTGTTGAATACCTGAGTATTATAAGTGTTTGACTTTATATAGTCAAGGTGCCAGTCAGGAAACTGGCAAGTCCGAGTATTCAGATTTGAACTGAAATTATTCCGCTTCCCAAAAGCGGTGCCATGACCAAGTTAGGCGATACTCGGTTGCGTTGAGTGGTCTTGCCTCCCAACAGAAGTAATTATACTACTTCTTGTGCCCCTTGTCAAATGGTTCCCAGTGTTGCCAGTTGTATTTGTGTATAAGATAGATGCCCATAATAGGCACAACCACTAAAAGGTAACAGAGAAATCCTAATGTTACTGGTGTCTCTAATGCCCAGCGTGCGAAGTGTCCCATTATTGATCCGTAAATATAGAAACTAAGAAAATGAATATTCCAAATGAAAGCATAAAAAGTAAGATCAATGCTTGTGAGAAATCCATAGTTCTCTAAAATAATGATCTACGTTGTGTAAACAATCTAATGGTGCCTGTTGTGCCGTATGTGCCCAATCATAACAAAAGTCAATCATATCAAGAGTGACACGATTGACTCCATACATTCTAGAAAAAGATGATGTGGCGAAATGAAACCTAACTCTAATGTGCGGTTCCATTCCCCCTATAGTGTTCTGATTCATAGTAGTGTCCCTTCTTTGAACCGAAATACAGTGTAGTGATTACAAACGGTATTGCCACTATAATGAGTGCTTTTCCTAACAAGTGCTCCATTTATCTAAACTCGTCTCTGGTGTACTTGTAAGGCAGAGATGCTTCCAGTGTCTCCAGAAGTTCTCCATACTCACGATACCTTCTATCACCAGCAATGAAGTGGTGTTGACGCTTCCAGATAGCATCAATGAGAAGTTCTGTTTGTTCGTTGGTAAGGTTCATTTATTCGAAGATTGGTTGTACTGGTGGATTGAATTCTTCTCTGACTGCTTTCATAACATGCTTAGGGACACCGTAGTAACCCATATGCATCCACACACAGTCAATATAGCGAAGGTCTTCACGGTCTGCGTCTACTGTGGTCATATCACAGTAGTAAATAATGTCTTGTGGAACCTCAATCTTTTTCCAAGTAATGGGTTCTTCAATAAAAAATGGTACAGTCATTTTTGTTTCATTAATTCTTCAACACGTTTTCGTGTATCTATCATTTTTTGCTTCTCATGGTCCATATGAATGTAACCACGCTTGCCCCGCATTATCATTGTGCCCTGATAAAACATCGTGGCAGCAAAGATAAGCAAGAGAACAATACCAATTATTTCAGGGTAATGTCCATCCATGGTAGCACAGGTGGTATAACTCCGACAAGCCTTAGTAGTCCCTCAGCAAATAAAGCAAGAACCACCCAACCGACGCACATACTAATGATAGAAGCATTACGGTTGTGTCGTCGTATTGCTGCATCGATCATCTCCTGAACTTCAGCACGACTAACCAATTCGTCTTGAGGTTCCATCACGGTTCATCACCAAGCATTTTTGCTAGAGGGTCTTTTCTGGTTTTTACAATTGCTACTGCTCTTTTATAGAACATGTTGTCTGTGTTGCCAGACTGTTCGAAGGTCTCCTTGATCTTCACCCAGTTATTATAGGTGTGTTGATCCATAGGTCCAGTGTTTAATATCTACTAGCTATAATAGTCAGTAGTTTTAAACTGTCAAGTTTGTGTTGATACAAAAACACAGATTAAGAAAATCTGTAATCTTGTAATATTTGTAAACGGAGAGAGTAGGATTCGAACCAACGGAAGCTTTCACTTCGGCAGTTTTCAAGACTGCTGCCTTAAACCACTCGGCCATCTCTCCAAGTTTTATCGGACCTCAAAGTCCAAACGTCTTACTTTACGTTGACGCCTTTCCTCTTGCCAAAGAATATCTTCATTGGTAAGAACACCCTTTTTGTTTTTGGGTTGATAAGAGTTTAACATAACAACCTGAGATAAGTCAAGTGCCGAAACCTTATCACCACGGATCGTTGCCATATTTGGGCAACCACAAGTCACCGTCTTATTCTGATGCCCCTCTAACTCCCTACCACAGGAGCGGCATCTTATTTTAATGTTATCCATCAGTATAATGTGTTCTACTTCTTCAGTT